GACGGGCATATCCAAGTTTGTCAACAATTTGTGACCGATACTTTGGCCGAGTGCTGGCAAGCCGTAGAGCAAATTTGCAAAGACACAACAACACGATTGTTAATCACGCCAGCGTTTGAAATGTCAATGCCACCAAAATTGGCGCACCGATCACAAATGGTTGGCAACCGTGAATTGACCCGTTGGACACAAGTTTGCCGTACGTCAATCGTTGAAAGCAGAGTGCGTCACGACGGCTCGACTTTGTTGGCGCAACACGTTGAACGCGCCGTTGCAGTTAAAAATCAAGGGGCGTTAACTTTGTCGTCAATAAGATCACCGGGCCCGATTGAGTTAGCGCGATGTTTAGTGTTTGCGGTCAGCATGGTTAACAAACCAGCCGTGATCGGCAAACCGATGATCGTTACGGCTAGTGGCTAGTATCGTGTCGGGCGGCCGTTAGGTTCTTACTTTCTCGGTTGACGCTTAGCGGTCGCCTATACACATTGACGATTTAGTTTGGTGGCATACTTAGCGCATGGGCATTTTTAACCGCACCGTCAACAAGGCCGCAATATCACCGCAGCCAACTAAAGCGGCTGCAGCCGGTAGCGCAAACTACATGACCAACGGCGGTATCGGGTCGCAAATGATCGGTCAGTATTACTCGTACGTTGAGGGCACAGCACGTAACCGTGCAATGAGTGTGCCAACAATTAGTCGAGCGCGCGATTTAATGGCATCAGTTGTCGGTTGCATGAATTTAAAAATGGTGACGGAAATTTGGAACGGCGAAGAAATGGAACAAGTGCCGTTAGCGCCGCGCACTTGGTTGCGACGTATTGACCCAACCGTGCCAAACAATTTTATTATGTCGTGGACATTAGACGACCTATTTTTTTACGGTCGCGCATTTTGGTATATAACAAGTCGCACCGCCGACGGTTACCCAGCGTCGTTTACTCGACTACCAGCCGCAATGATTAACACACTTGATCAGGCTGGGCCAGTTTGGTTTGCACCGTCAAAACAAATTCAATTTCAAGGCGGCGAACTAAACCCCGATGACGTTGTGCAATTTTTGTCGCCAATACAAGGCATCATTTACATGAGCGAAACAGCCGTTGCAACAGCGTTAAAACTTGAGGCGGCACGGTTTCGCAATTCGAGCAGCGCAATTCCGGCGGGCGTCATTAAACAAACTGGAGGCGAACCGTTAAGCGCTCAAGAGTTAGCCGACCTAGCGGCGGCGTTTAACGCGGCGCGCGAAACCAATCAGACAGCCGCACTAAACGAATTTGTGTCGTACACCGAAACAGCGACCAGCCCTGACAAAATGTTGCTAATTGACAGCGCCGAATTTCAGGCTATGGAAATGGCTCGACTATGCAACATACCGCCATACCTTGCAGGCATTTCGGTCGGCTCGTACTCGTACCAGTCAAGTGCCGAAAGCCGTATGGACTTGTGGACATTTGGGGTGCGCGCTTACGCTGATTGCATTGCTGGCACACTTAGCCAAAACAACATTTTGCCTAACGGTACGTTTGTCGTCTTTGACGTAGAGCAATATTTGACCGGCGAATATTCAATGGGCGACGATCGAGATACACAAACCGAAATTACAGAAAGAGTAGTATCACCAACATGATCAGACTTACCCCTTCACAGATCACGGTTGACGCAGCGGCGGCAGAGGGTTTGCCGTCGCGCTCAATCTCAGGCGTAGCCGTAACCTATGACGAAACGGCCACAGTTTTAGACGGTACACAGGTACGGTTTTTGCAAGGGTCGTTGCCAGTCACGGGGCGCGACCCGAAACTTTATATGCAACACGACGCAAATCAGATCGTCGGCAAGGTCGTTGAGCGCGTAGACACGCCTCAAGGCATGATGTTTACCGCCAAGATCAGCGCCACTCGACTCGGCGACGAGGCGTTGACGCTGGCAAATGACGGCGTTATTGACGCGGTATCGGTAGGCGTAACACCTACAAAATTTAGTTACGACGACAAAGGCGTAATGATCGTTGAGGCCGCCAACTGGTCAGAATTGTCGCTAGTTAGCGAAGGCGCGTTTAGCGGCGCGGTCATCACCGAGGTCGCGGCAAGCGCACCCGACGAATCAGCCGTTGAGGGTATCCACGAAACCGAGCCACAAGTAGAGTTAATATCAGATCAAGAGACAACAAAGGACAACGACATGACCGACAAAAACGAAACACAAGTAGTTGAGGCAGCACAAGAAACCACCGAAAAATTGTGGGCACAGCCAAAACGCAAATTTAATTTGCCAACACCGGGCGAATACATGGCCGCAATGCACATTGGCGGCGAAACATTTCGCAATGTTGCAGCAGCAGCACAAGAATTTGCTAAAGCAAATCAAACAGCATTGCAAGCAGCGGCGGGCGATGTCACCACCGGCGATACATTAGGCCTCCTCCCCGTTCCAGTTTTAGCACCTGTTTTTGCTGACCTTAACTACAATCGACCAGTAGTTGCAGCGATCGGCGCTCGAGCAATGCCAGACGGCGGCAATAGCAAAACATTTATCCGACCAACTTGGACAACACACCCAAGCGTCGCAGCACAATCATCAGAACTAAGCGGCGCGTCGGCAACGACACCTGTGATCGCTTCAAACGTTGTTACAAAAACAACGCTTGCAGGTCAAGTCACTTTGTCGGTGCAAGACATCGACTTTACGTCGCCGGGTGCAATGCAAATCATTTTGCAAGACCTTGTTGGCCAGTATATGTTTGCCAGCGACAACGTTGCAGCCGACGCAATCGTTGCAGGTGTTGCAGCAAACCCGGGCACATGGACAGTTAACGCAACAGACCCGTCGTCGTTGATCAACGCGGTTTATCAGGCCGCATTTAAAATGTTAAACGCAACAAACTTTTTGCCTGATCACATTTTTGTTGCACCGGGCGTTTGGGAATTGTTGGGCGCACAGTTAGACGCAGACAAACGACCAGTATTCCCGTACACCGCAGTATCGGGTTTAATGGGCGTAAACGCAATGGGCGCAGCAAACGTAACCGTCGCAAACACATTTAACCCATTTGGTTTGAACCTTGTAGCCGACCGCAACTTTGCATCAGGCACAATGGTCGTAGCACGTGGCGCGGCTTGCGAGTTCTACGAACAAGTACGCGGAATTATGTCAGTCGAAGTACCGGGCACGTTGGGTCGCACATTCAGTTACTACGGTTACGTAGCAACGTTTATCGCTGACGCCGACATGGTGCAACGAATTATCGTCGCCTAGTCGTAAGCGGACAAACCGCTTATGGCGACCTATCTAACAGCCAGCAAACAGTTACTAGATAACTACGCCTGCATATCTACGCTCGAGCCAACCGACATACAGGTTGGCGACAGCGTAGTTGTCGGGTCGTTAGGCGCACCGTTTAACGGTACGTTCACCGTGTTGAAATGCCCACAGTACAAGTACACGGGCGTGGACAGCACGACGGGCGAATGGTTTTTTGACGAAACGATTGCTGTACCTAACCAGTTGTTGTTTGCTTGCACAGGCGACGACGTTGACTTTACGGCGATTTACACGGGCACAATTGCGTTTACACCAACTTGCACGTGGATAACGGCCGCAAACCTAGTCACCTATTTAGGTGTGTCAATTACTAACCCGTCAGATGATTACACGCTGATCACGCAGGCCGTGAGCGCTGGCAACCAGTTTTGCAGTCGCCGTCGAGCAGAAGCAGGCTACAACGACAACCTGACAACGTCGCCTAGCGGTGACGTAACGCTCGGCACTTTAATGTACAGCGCGGCGTTGTGGCGTTCGCGTGGCTCGCTTGAGAACGTGTTTGCGTCGTTTGACGGCATGGGTACAGCACCCCAACAATCGTTGACCCCGATCGTTAAACAGTTGTTAGGTATTGACCGACCAGCGGTTGCCTAATGCCCGCACCATACACCGATTTATTTAACGAGACGTTAGACGATCTCGCTACGACGCTTACCGCAATTACGTCGTTGCGTGTCGTAACCGACCCAACAAAACTTGTACCTAACGCCGTGTTTATTCAAGCGCCAAGTTTTACGACGATCGCTGGCAACGGCAACATTGTCCGCATGGACTACCCGATCAAAGTTGTTGGCAGCGGCCCAGCAGGGCTACCCGTGTTGCGCGAAATATTGCAAATCACCGCAACGGTTTTGGGGTCGGCAATAATCGTCATGTCAGGCAGACCCGGCACACTCGACATAGGCGGGCAAGAATACCCGTGCTACGACCTATCGGTAGGCGTACAAGCACAAACCGCGTAATGCACACAAACACACAGCCGTTATGGTAAAACTATTACAGACACTTAAGGAGTAATTACATGGCTAGCGCAACTTATTTATCAAACCCGGTATTGACGATCAACGGCGTTGATCTATCTGATATGTGTACGTCAGCAACCTTGACCTATTTAGTCGAGGCTCTTGAGGACACCGCGTTTGGCACAAACTCACGCAGTTACACAGCAGGATTAGTTAACAACGAAGTGACATTGACTTTGTATGCGAGTTTTGCCGCAACTGAGACCTACGCAACTTTGTTC